GCACTAAGTTTTTGAGCTGCATTAGAATTATATGCACTAAGTTTTTGAGCTGCATGAGCATCAAACCCATTTACAGTATTAGCTGCCGATTGTGCCGATTGTGCAGCCGCTTCCTTAGATGCAGCCGCAGCGATAGCTTTATCAGATGCAAGGTTAGCTTGTTCTTCAGAATACTTAGCCCACTTTTCAGCTCTGTCCGCCTCGTCTTTTGCAATAATAGCACTTTCAGTCGTTTCAATAACTTGTCCGCTATCAACAACTACAATTCTATCAATCATTGAAAACTCCCTTGTCTATTGTTAAAACATCGTTGTATATTTCACGGTCTAAGCCATCGGCCGTAAATATCTTAATTCCAAAATAATAATCTCCCTCTTTTAATTGACGAGTTTCTTCGGCTGAATAAGTAGGGATAATATAATTTACGTTAATGTTTTGAAACGTGCGAATAGGCAAGATGGCAGCTTCGTCAGCATCGTCCTTGTTCTTCTTAATCAAAACCTTTACAGTCCTATGATTTAAATTCATAGGAGTTGATCTGTCAAGCTCAAATAATTCAAACTTTCTCCCCCAACCGCTTCCGATAATCATTTTCAACATTAGTCATCCTCCATATATTTTTTTAGCATACTAGTATATCGCTTAACCGGGATCGCCGTTGTTCCCTCTATTAAAGGTGCAATAACATCAACCCAATCATAAACATCTTTATCTTGTTTGTAAAGTTTCATTATTGCTCTTTCAATATCATCTAAGCCCGGCATACTCAATAAGCCGTGTGTATATTCTCCGGCCGCTTTCTTATATGCATAGTGTGCAATATCAGACAAGAAAGGTATGGCATCCAAATTGCCCACAAGTAATTGCTCTAATAATCCGTCAGTCAGTTCGTCGTCATCATCGCCTAAACCCATTGCGGCTTTTACGGCGTTTTTAGCTATGATATAGAGTGATCCTTGTATAACGGCATAGTTCATTATTGTTTTAGCACATTGTTTCGCATCTATCTCGCCACGTTGATATTGTATAATACTATCCACAATTTTTCTGAAGTATTGATGCTGAGTATTTTTAAACGCTAACAGAACACGGCTAAAGCCGGTTGACTTTTGAAAGCTGCTCAAAGATGCAGCGTTGCTTGATTGTTGGCTTCTCAAAGTATCAAACTCAAACTTTTTAATAGCATCCTCTAACTTCATACCGGCGTTTAGGTTAGTCTGTATTTCCGCATAACCGCCAAACATCAAAGAACCCAAGTCGCCCAATCTCACAAAAGAAGTCAAAGCGTTTGTTACATTATATTTAGTTTTATCGGAAAGAATTTTATATTTTCTACGGCTTGCGGTTTCGGCCTCACGCTGAACACGGCTAAGAGCTTCCGAATATCCGCCTTTATAGCGAGTTTCCAAAAAGTTTCCGGCGTGTTTCTTCATGAAGCTAATAACTTCTTTCGGGTGTGCAAGGCCATAAGCAAAGTTTTTATAAAACTCTGCCGTGTTTACTTCTTCAGAATAGTTAGTTATTGAAGTTAATTGTCCGGCAAACACCGTAGGAGCAATCGCAATTTTTGCCACAACAAAGTTATTCAGCATACTTCCGAATACGCTCTCAACATAATTTAGGCTTTCGCTCTTTGCATTAAGTGAAATAGAGTTAATTTGATCTATTAGCTCACGATAAACACCTTTTCCGTATTTGTTTTCAATTAGGTTTCTAACACGGCTTGACTTAAACGTGGTGCTTAGCTCTTTATATTTGCGAGCCACCTTAACCATGTAAATACTTTCGTTGACGTGTTTAAGGTATTTTTCCCAAGCGTTTCTAGGCAAAGGTGTCACTCTTCCTTTTGTACGCTCTTTATAGAAAGATGGCGTTTCTTGTTGTCTGTAAAAATCGCCCAATAGATCCGTTTCAGATATATGATCGGACGTTGCAGGCCAGTAGTTCTCCACTTTCTTTAAGTCCATGCCGTAGGTTTCTACATATACCTTATTTGTTTCAGGATATAGAGAATTAATATCTTCCATTAAAAGATCAGCGAATAACCGCTCTTCTTGACTTAACATATTAACAAACCGCATAACTTGCTCCTCGCCATAGTTAGCCATGTAGTTTGCTCTTGTCTTTTCGTTCTTAATGGCGTTGTAAATATCAATAATCTCTAGCTTGCTTATTTTGTAACGCTTGCCATCCTCAGCGTATATGGTATCAACCTTTTCTCCCAAATCGGCAAACTTATTTAAAAGATCGCCACGACTTTTTACACCAAATACGGCCATTACTTTTTTAGTCAAATTGTCAGTATGCTTGTAATAGGTTACATCCGCATCGTTCAAAACTGTTTCCATCTCGTAGCGTTCAGCTATCTTCCTTGAGGATATTGAGTTTATAAGGCTGTAAAGGTTAGCAAATCCTCTTCTATATAGGTTTGCAAATCGTGTCTTTAGTTTATCCTCGTCAGCCGTGCTTTTCTCAAGTGCTGAAATAACTTCTTGCTTTAATTGCTCTCTATTTATTGCAGCTTCTATGTCGGCTTGATCTTTCAACATAGATCCGAGCCTTTTAGCCTGAAGTATATCGTCAAGTACTTTTTCCATCAACTGAGTACTGCTACTCATGCCGTTAGCCTTGTAGTTCAAAAATCTCATTTTGATAAGATCTACATTAGTCGGATCTTCAAGATTAATAAGCTTTTCAAGTTCCGCAGATGCAAGCTCTTGAGTAAATTTATTATATTCTCTTAGAGTTTGAAACAGTTTGTTTGTTTCGTAGTCATAACGCTGTTGTGTTACCTTTGTTGGCTTGCTTTTCTTGATCTCTTTTTTAATCTGAGCCGTAAGGATTTTTTTCTGCTCTTGTTCGTAATATTCGGCAGCACGGCGTTTAACTTCATCAACCGCTTTTTCGTAGGTTACTTCGCTGTTTGTTTTCTTAACCTCGTTAATAAGGCGGAATTTATGATCGTTGCTTATCGGCTGTTCCTTAATGTAATTGATTATATCGCCTTGCTTTTGAGCTATATCCTTGCGTTGAGAACGTAAGCTATTATTTAAAACCTTGCTATAATCTTTTTCAATTCTGTTCAACCGGGCTTTAATGTATTTAAGAGTGTCGTTTTGAACCGCAGAAACGGACTTATCACGCAAGGTATTGATAGCTTGCTGTACTTCTTTGTAGTCAACTTTCTGCAATAAACGTGATGCTTCTTGTGCGGCCTCAATTAAACTTTCTCTTTGTTGAACTGTAATTAAATCGCTCTCCCTAAATATCTGAGATGCGTTCTCCAAAAGATTGATAGCCCTGTCTTGAATTTCAGCCGTCTGTTCATAGCTAATAGCTTCAGGTGCAGACAAAAAGCCCTCATCACGCAAGAACTCAATCAAGCTATCCTCACGATCAAAAGCACCGCCCTCTTTGAAGAACCCTGAGCGGTTTCCTATTTTACTGTCATACAAGCCAAGTGATTTTGCCAGTTCAATATCAATACCACCGGCCGCCCTTATAGCTTGCTCTAAGTTCTTAGGTAAACGTGGCAGACGTGCGTTAGATGCTTTTATTAGCTGTTTTATATCCTTAATACTTAAACCATCAATAGACACTTCTTCGCCTTTAAGTGCTGCATTAATGATATTGATTAAATCGTCTGTTCTTCCTTTAATGTTTGAAACATCTACCGGCGTTTGTTCGGTTGCAAGCATGCCATCAAAGAACGCTCTCACATCGTCATTAATTTCCTCAGGAGGGATAACTTTGCCTTTTAAGTCTTGATATACACCGACAAGCCATTGTTTCATACGTTGAAATACGCTTTCAGTAGATGCGTTCGGAGCAACGCCCTCAAGTGCATAAGTTTCAAATCCTCTTGCCATCTTTTCCCATGTTTCGGTTGTTGCTTCATCAATAGAGTTAATACCCAACCAGTTATAAAATCCGGCAAGCTTCTCTTGTTGTCCTGTTTCCTCAAGAGCTCTAACGTATTTCATAGTGAAGAAGTGGCCTAACTCGTGGATGATTGTTGAGGGGTTTGCTTCCTTAAACAATGTAATCACTTGCGTTGTCGGGTTATATGATCCACGGCGTACAGTTCTGCCTTGATAAAACTTCTGAACAATTTTTATATCTTCAGGATTAAATATAACAAAACTTCTGCCATCTTCTCTTCCATCATAGGTAATACCTTTTATTCCGTATTTATACAATAACTCACTTGTTTTCTTTTGGTTAAAATCAAGTTTTCTTGTTATCATATCATAAACATCAGCTCCATTTAATCCGCTGAGAGAAGATACTGATGTAAATTTATCTAAACCGACTTCTTTCATGGCAGAAACAATAGCTTTTTTAATTTTAGCTCTTTGCTTATATATGCTTTTTTGTTCATCAAGCAAATCTATATTTTCAGGTATATCTAATTCATAAACTTGCCCTCTTTTTCTATTTCTATTTATTATGGTATTTCTTATGTCTTTTGCGTACCATTCTTGAAGTTCTTTAGGATAATTAGCATAAACAACAGCGTCATCATGAGTAACAAGCAAATCTTCTAGCAATGCTAATTTATCCCACTCAACTTGAGATTTAGAACTACTAGCTTTTCTTTCTTGCTTGTCATATTCTTGTTGTAATATATCTTCATTAAATCTGTTTGATTGTTCTGCATATCTTGCATTAACAACCATCTCTCTATATTTTTCATCAGCAACATCGTAATTTACTGTTGCATACACACCATAACCGTGAGCCGCATTTCCCTCACCTGTTCCGGCATAATCTAAACTAAATTTTCCTCCAACTAATTCACTTTCTCCAGATCCATGATAAGCGGTTTGATAATAGATATTATCGCTTTCAGGGCTGAAAGTTCCTCTATTATATACGGATTTTATCTGGTTGGGATTGAAAACGATGTAGCTGTCCCCCAAAGAAATCGCGTCATATCCTTTATTTTGCAAATATTCTTTAAATGCCGTAGAGCCTAAAGCATCAGAAATAATATAATGTTCGCTCACATCATTCGGTATTTCAGGCATCGCTTCTTTAGCAAACTTAATAAAATCATTCCTATTTTTATTAACATCAATAGGATTTTTAACACTTAGATAAAATTCTTTTATATCCCCATATTCCTTTGACGTTTCTTTGTTTGAAGAAAACCAAAATCCGGTACCGCGTTTAATTTTTTCTTTGCTGAAAATATCAAACTCCGCATTCGTCCCGTGATACACCACGAGCGGCCGGCCGTTTTTATCCACTACCTTGCTATCGCCAAACCAATTCTTAAACTCAGGTGTGTTTATATCGGCCATGCCGCCCTTATAAGGTATATATCCCTCATCCCCCGGTCTGAGCTGATCGGTTTGAAAAGGAATATCAATCTCTTGTCTTTGAGCTTCAGCTTCGTTAAGGCGAGCAATTTCCTCTTCAGTTAGTTCGCTCTCGTCAATAACTTCGTCCTGAGGTGATGGGTAACGCTCATCAATAATCGTCAAGCCTTTCTCTTCAAACTGCTCCAATGGTGTTTGGCCTGTTTCGTTATACATAACTTTTGTAAAGTTTTCTACCAACGTTGAGGCCACTTCAGCGGTTTCTTCATCAAGTCCGCCCTCTTTTATGGCTGTTTCTTTGAGTGTCTGTTTAATATCAAAAGCTTCAGCAACAATATCTTTTTGCATAGCTTCATTAAACGCCTTTACGTCATCCTCATAAGATCCGTTTAATAAGGTTGATTGATCCGCTTCTTTGTTTACTAATTCAAGCAAATCACGGCGAGCATCCTCATTACTGTAAGCTGCATCGTCTACGAGTTGCTGAGCTTTTTCCTCAGTAAATCCCTGTTCAACAAGTCTATCTTTAGCTTGTTTCTTAAATGCTTCAGTTGATGGGATAGATGCAGCACCACCACCAACACCAACAATACCGCCAATAACGCCGGAATAAATAACTCCCTTAGCAATATCCCACCACTCCGTATTGCGTTCTCCTAATAGCTTCATAGTTACTTCTTCTACGGCTGTTTGGCTTGCTTCTTGAGTAAACTCAGTAGCACCTTGTTTTAATAAGTAAGAACTGATCTTTTTTGTGGCTGCGTTTTCAAACCATAAATGAAGTCCTACTCTTTCTAATGCTCCCTCTGCAATACCTAAGCCAGTACTAATTGCCGCAGTTCTATCAATATCTACTCCACGCTCACGCAGTTCCTTATTGATGCTACCAAATTGAGATACGCCAAAAGCACCGGCAACGGCTGATGGGTTACGAGTTAAAAACGATAAACCTAACGCACTTACTAAACTACCACCGGCACGGCCTAAGTCTGCAATAAATTGTCTATCTTTTTGATCTGAAGCATATTCATATTGCTTAAACCACTCAGCATTTTTTGCTCTTAAAGCGTTTGCACCCTCAGCCAATCTTTTATCAAACTCAGGATCTATACCACCTAATGCCTTAAATGCGACATATTCACCGCCGCCAATAATAGCATCTCCTAAGCCTTTTGGCAAATCAAGCAAGCCGTTCCATGCGTTACGAGAAAATGTTGATAATGGGTTGCGTTTAAGATCTTGATAATGGTGTTGGATTTTTCCGAAGTAATCACGATAATCCTTTTTTTCTACCTCAGTTTCATAAGAATAGCGAGCATCTATACCGTCATCAAAACCGCTGATATTGATGCTATCACGCTTGTCAGACAAATAAGCTCCCATCTGTTCATCGGTTACAACTTCCCAATTATCAATATTTTCCATATTATCCTCGTACTAAAATCTTATTTATCGGCATACCACTTGCATCTCTGTATATCTTGTAAATCTTTCCGTCAGGAGAACGTCTATACTCTCCGCCAGATCCTTTTACGTTTCTTGTACCCTTGCCTTGTGAGTATGAATAAATATTATTACCCATTACAACATTGTCAATATCTTTTCCCAATAATAGAGGATCTTTATCGGCAAGATAATCTTGTTTAATTCTGTTTGAAATGTTTACGATAATGTTCTTATTGTCGCTATCATACCCCTCACTTGGATCTAATCCTTGCTTATTCAGCATATCGTAGGCTTGATTTAATATATATGCTTTGGTCTGATTATCAAAGTTTCCGTTTGGATCTAGCTCATATAATACCTTTTGATAAACTTTACCCATGTTTGGATCGGGCAACCCCTCTTCAGGATCATAACTGTTTACCAAATCAAGCAACGGATTGACTGTTTCGGCTATATACTTTGCATATTCTTTGTCGGTGATCTTGTTATTTATGCGGTAGTTCTTAATAACATCACGATAAGCCAAAACATCTCCGACACTTATGCCCTTTGCGATCTTTCCCTTTTCGCCCTTTTTTTGAGAGAAAATTGTGGTCTTGCGAGTGTCAAGCTCATTGATAGCTACTAAGTTCTCAATAGCTTTTATGTTTGCTTCTTCCGGGCTTAAATAATCGTTTTCTTCTATCTTAGTCATGTAATCTTTTGTATAGCTTTTAATCTCTCTAAATACGTTCTGATCCATAAACGTTGATAATGGCTTATAAAATATCTCTTCTTTGTCGTCTTGGCTTATCATGCCCGATTTTACAAGCACGTTGTCTGCACTAAGATCGTTATAGAAATTAACCTTTTCATAGTCCGGCAAGTCATTAAAATAAGATTTGATGCTATCCGTTTGTACTTTTCTCAAGCTATCTCTTATACGTTCCTGCTGAAGAGGTGAATATATAAGCGTTCCGTCCTCGTTTCTTGCAGAAAGTGTGTTTTCTATGCCATCACGAGAACGCACAAAATTAACAACGTCATCCACCGTACTATCCGGCGTAAGCATATTATAAAACGAGTTAGAGTACATATTACTCCAATTAACCATCATTTGCTCGTTTTGTTCTCTTTGCTGAATAAGACGGATGCGTTTTTGATTGCTTCTTGCACGGTTTAAATAGCTTTGGGATTCTACCAAAAAATCCGCCTTAAATCCTATTTTAGTTTCAATATCTGGGATCTCAGCACTCATTTTGTCATTAAGGCCGTTAAACATTTCCTGAAGTTTCTCAGGATCGTTTTGATTTTCATTAAACATATCGGCCATGCTTTGAGATGCAGACAAGTGAAGCCCTTTTGAATATACATCAAAGGCTTCAGCTTTTTCTCTTTCAGCGTTTCTTTTTAGCTCTTCCGTATTATCAAAGACATTGTTAGCTAACTGAGTTACACGGAAGCTACTTTGAACTACGTCAGTTGTTTCTTTCTTTTCGTATATCTGCCCCATGATTATCTCCCCATCGGTTTTCTAGCCGGAGCTGATGTTTTAGGATTCCACCCTTGCTCGCCAATACTTGAACCTTTTTTATAATCTGAATAACCAGTCGCTACGCCTGATATTCCTTTTAAGAACCCACTAACAAGAGAAGTTTTTGCGTTTCTCTTCATTAGCTTTGCTTGCGATCTTAAATTATCTGCTTTCATCTGAGCGTTTAAATTGCTCTTGCGAATATCCTCGCTTAATTCCCCGGACGAACGCTGAATATTATCTTGCAGATTAGCTGAGGTTACCTTAACACCACGAGCCGCAGCGTTGTAGGTTGCATCACCAACCGCACCGATAAATTGTCGCCTTAAATTATTTGCCTGCTGTTTTGCCTGAAGCTCAATACTTTCGGCTTGTATTTGCAAGTTTCCGGCTTCTGTCTTTAATGCTCCATAATTTATATATCCATTAGCCATATCGGCAAATCCGCTTGCCATACTTTGCATGCCGGAAAGTTTTAATTTATCTGCAACAAAACCCCTCGTTTCGTTATCAAAAAACTCGTTACTCATTATCTTCCCCCATAATTGATATTTAGAAGAATAGAAAGAACCTCAACCTTGTTAAATTCGCTTTCAAATCTGAACTTCACTTTCTTACCATAAGAACTAACTGCAAAAAAGTCAAAAATATTATCATTAGAATATTTTTCAACGCCGTTCAATTTTATCTTATTAGTGTCTTTGGTAGTGATAACCACTTTTGATATTCTCTTAAATATGGATGTACTCCTACCATTAATAGATATATCGTTGCTATCCAACTCAGAACTAAACGCAAAACCAATATTACAGTTTGTGTTTGCATCATATCTTAAAGTTACTGTTCCGTTTTCAACAAGGTATTTTCCTAAATTGTCCTCACCAGAATATACATAGACATACTCGCCATTATAATCCTCAAGGCCGGTAATTGTTTTTTCAACATACTTTTCAATCGTTAAGTCTGTTTTTGCGTTGTCGTCAATAACTTCCAAATATATTTTATTATTAAGATTAACCAACAAATAAGTTTCATCAATAAGGCTACATACTGAGAATATTTTGCCTACCATGTTGAAGATGCTTGTTGCATTGATCTCTTGTTCAAAGTTCAAAGAAGTTATAAGCATACGGCCATCTTTTAATACGATATACAGATAATCGCCCTCATCTAGTGAGCTGTTATCATCAATTTCAATATCAACAGGATCTGAAATTAAGTTTCCTAAAATACCAATATTAGAGGTTGTGTATGCTGCTTGATTGTAGTCGTACACATAACTCAATAATGATCTTCCGTTCTTTTCAACAAAGAGAGTTACACCGCCTAAATTCTTCGGTGATAATCCAATATCTGAGCCGTTTGATGTATTCTTTACAACTGAAAAATCATTAGGCGTTAGCTTTCCCTCAGGTGCAGTCCACTCATCGCCAGACGTAAATATTTGAAGTCCACGATTAGAAAGCAAGTTTACAATCTGATTTTCAGTATTTAGATCTTGATTGATGCCATCATTATCATGGTTTCCGGCATTGTTAAAGTCGTTATAAATACCTACTCTTGTAGCCCAAATTGTACTAGGACGTTGTGCAGATCCGCCAAACCACAAGCGTTGCTGATAGAATAGGCAAGATATAGGCCAACCTCTTTCATCGCTCCAAACCTTTTCCCAACCTGTTAAATATTTCCACTTTGTTATCTTTTCTTTATTCAGAAATGGGATCGTTGTGTAGCCTATAACTTTAGTACCTGATACATATTCAGTTATTTTTAAACGTCCGCCGTTGCCATCAATCTGTTGGCCTACTGAACCCTCGTTAAATACATTGCTATCGGCGGTAATAGTTACAGTTCCCTCTTCAACACTTGGAGTAATACCTACTGTTTTCTCTTCCTCTTTTGTGGTGTCAAAGTTATGGTATGGAACATTTTTTAATGGAAATTCTTGAAACAACCAGTCGTTACTTGTACGTCTTAATTCACGAGGTTTTACTCCGGCCTCAGTAAATACTATAACGTCCTCGTTTTGCGACCACTTAACCGAGCGTATATCCCTAAAATACAATTCAGGATCTATGTTTATTTGTTTCGCCATGTTTCTATTTTCAAAAATCAATATCTTTTTTTCAGACAGAACGATCAAGTTCTTTTGTGTAATATTGTAAATAAACGGCACGAGCTTATAAAACTCATACTTGGCGTATAAATTATCAAATCTTAGCTTTGTCTTTACTGAAGAGCCAAAATATCTAACTCGCAAATACCTAATATTTTTCGCACTAAGTTTTATTGATGGGATTGCTTCATTAGTTACCTCATACCTTTCATCGGCAGACCATACAACGCCGTTGGAAGAAGTTGAAAAGCCTATTGTACATTTAGGAGGATTAGCCGACACGATAACATTTTGAGGGCTTTCCGGCTTATACTTATACGTTGCACTTGTAAATTGAGTGCTTGTGATCTTGCCGAGATCATCCGTTGTCGGTGTAATTTTTGTTTCTCCGCTTAATACATCACCTGTTACGGATAACGTACCGCTAAAAGCTAAACCGCCGTTTACAATGTTTACTTTTGTTAATGTTGCTTGATATTGTGTGCCTGTTTCGGTAAATTCAGCGGTTAATTGTGGCTTTTCAAAATCAAGACGTATGTTGCTTAAATATATGTTTGCCTCAGATCTTACCGGCTTTATGAAAGCACCGCTCATCTTAAAGCCATTAAGCTCTCCGCCTCCGCTTGATTCCACGCCTGCACTAAATAAAATTCTATAATAAATAAAATCTTTTGGGGTGTTTATTGTATATTTTTTTTCTTCGCCAAGCGTAAACACTTGTGCTGTTTGTGTATCAACAGTCACCCAATCAGTATTGTTATTAGATCCTTGAAATTTCCAAGCAGATGGATATTCGGGACTTCCGCCGTTGTCTGCTTTTAGATAATATTTTTTTACTGCAAAAGGTTTTGGATATTGTTGTTTGATCCAATAATTAGCCCAACGTCCAAGACCAAAAGCGCCGGTTGTATAATTAAATACTTTGTAAATATTTGCGTTATTTCGGCTATCGCTAACCTTATAATAACCCATATCATTTTTTGTATATGTAGGGCTTACGTTTCTGTCATAGGACTCAGCTTCAGTGCCTAAATCAAAAACAACTAAGGTGTCGCCGTCTTTATTACCAGAAAGAGAAGAGCTTACAAAATTATTGTCTGAGAAGCTTCCGCTTGTTTGTGATGCGGTAAATTGCATATTTTCAGCTAAATCTAATTTTTGAATAAGTTTAGTTCCTCTCCGTGTTCTAAATCCACCATAAGGAGTACAAACATAATTCCTAATAAGCTCCGCAGAACTATCATAAGTCGGTAAATCTGTTCTCTCAGCAAGCGAGCCAGTTACCATACCTTTTGTAAACTTTATCTTTTTTTGGATCGTTCTAGCCATTATTATCTCCGAACATCAATAAAAACGCCGGTGTCAACTTCTCTTACTCTTTGTTGACGTGCATCTATATTCGTTGCATTAACCCACTCAAAAGCTTCTCTCTTGTCTAATATCTGCAATAAGTCCGTGTCGCCGGTTACATCCATACAAAGATCAAGAGCAAGCTTAAACTTAATATATTCTATGAAATACTGAGGCAGTTTATTCTCTTCAACATACCTTGTATATTCAATAAAACATTTATCGCTTTCAGTATTTATCACCTTGTCAACAAGGTTTAGTTCACGATCACGAATTACATACGAATATCCATCGTTTGAGTAACATCCTCTTAAATACAAAAAATCAGATGGCAGAGTAAAGTTGTTTTTATAACGGCCTCCGACAACATCTGTACTTTTTTGAAGTTCAATATATTTACGAGCAAAGCCCCAACGATAGCGTTGAAGCGTATGATACATAACTTGAGGATAAATGAAATTAATCTTGAGTACATCATGCTCTTGAGAAGTGATGAAATTCGGTTTATCAGATCTACCCAATAGACTTAATGCCAAATATTTTATATCATCTGCGTTTAATGTGTCCATATCATCACCTAAGAAAAACAGGGAGGGGCGAACCCTCCCCTTTATTATGCACCAGGAACAGCTACTAAAGTTGCTGCACCGTTTGTAACGGCAGAAACATAGTATTCAGTTCTTTTATGATCTGAAGTGCTTACTACTGTTACATAGTCATTTACTGCAATGCGTTGATCTTTGATAAATCCTTCACTAGTAACAGTATCACCGGCAGTATTATCATACAACCACAATGCAGGTGTTACGCCAGTACGAGCGTTGTTGGCATAACACGACAATTTTTCTCTTGAAAACGCCATTATGCTGCATCCTTTTTAGAGATTACACCAACGATGCCCTTGTCATCAATAACAACAGCACCGGCCGAGAAGTCGCCACCTACGAGATATGCTTTCTTTTCAGGAATCCAATCCATAGAGGTTTCTAAGTCTTGAGCTTTAGAGAAGCCCATAGCTCTCTTGTGCCAACAGAACCCAGTCACATCGTCACCAGATACCGGCAAACCGCCCTCATCACGAGTAGCAATCATAACAAACTCAAAGCCCATGAAAGAGTTAATTGAGCCGTTTACTAATGCTTTAACAGAGTTGTAGTCTTGTGAAGTTACTTGAGTAGTTTTCAACAAGTCTGCCAACTGCTGAGCGGTGTGTGCAAAATAACGTTCATTAGATGGCACGCCATTAGCATTAAGTTTAGATGCGGCTGCGATCAAAACATCAACAGTCAAAGCGGTGTTTGTAGTACCAACTTCCATATTGGCACTATCATAACCGGCCGCCATCTTGTCAATAATGATTTGATCCATACGCAAACCTAAACAGTCTGCTGCAACTTCAGCAAGTTCGGTAACTTCACTGAAGTTAATTTTTTTCATATCAAACTTATCAACGTAGTCGTATGCTTCCCAATCTTCAAGATCGCACCATACTTGACTATAATCTACGTTCATAGCTGTAACATCAGCACCCGGAATATGTTGGGTTGCCATGCCTTTTGCTTTTTTACGGAACGCTACACGCTTGCCGACAATTTTACCAGAGGTATATACTTTGTCAGAAAGTTTAGAAACGTCCCCGTATGCTCTCTTGACTTCGCTATCATAGAAGTCCTGAAAGACTTGAGAGATTTTTCTAGACATTTATCAATCCTTTGTTAATTTAAACCAAAATTTAAAACAAAGATTTCAAAAAATAAAGCCTCTTACTAAAGGGATGGCAAGCCATTAGAGCCTTGTTCGTGAGGGTTTTTCTCCATCTATTTAAAATCATAAACATAATAATTTTGCACGTCAACTAGATTTTGTCAGGTTGTGGCAATTTTCCTGTACGTCCGGCCTCAATACGTTTCTGCATAATTTCAAAACGTCTTGCTTGTGTGGTGTCTTTTGCGTAGTATTCACGAGCCAACTCAGTATCACTAGGCAAGCCACCAGATGCACCAGATGCAGGGATAATGTTATCTCCGGCGTATTCTCCGCCAAAGTCTAAACGCATTTTATTAATGATATTTACGGCAGATGCTCCTCTTGTGTCCATGAACTCAATCAAAAGGTTGCGTTCCTCTTCGTTAAATCTGCTATCATTTTTTACAAACGTTACGTTTGCTTTAATAATTCTGTCAGCATCTGCACCGAGTTTTTCTTTTTCAGTACGCACAAATTCCTCGTTGCGAGCTTTTTGAGTTTCAGGATCCTCCACAAGGCCGTTGTCTACCATCAATTTATTGAAAGCATCTTTTATCGCCTTGCATTGATCTTTAGTCATGCCGTTTTCAAAAGCAAGTTTATCAATAGCTTTTAAGTTTGCAGCAATACCCTCTTTGTAGGCTTCGTTTTCATAAAACGCCTTGTACTCTTCAGATGGCTCATATTCTGCATAATCCTCTTCTTTGTCAGGTACTGTACCTTTTGTGGAGAGTTTTTTACGCATGTTTGCTTCGTTTGTCTTTGCGGTTTCAACCTCAGATTTTAAAGTGTCAATACGTTCTTTTACTTTGTCAGCACTCAAAGCACCGTTGTCATACAATTCGGCCTCCATACCCTCAGGAGGAGTGAATTGCTGTTCCTGGTCTGCTCCGTCAACGTGTGCATCGTTTTCAATAGCATCGTCAGCGGCTTCGCCGGTTAATTCTGAATCAATATCACTCATCTTCTTTACCTTTCTTTAGTGGTTTATTAAGTAGGGTTTTTATTTCTTGCACAACCCTATATTTTCCCAAAGCATAATAATCTACGTTTGGGTTAAAGTTTGGCTCTCGTGGGGCATAAGTTCTTTCCATATAGTCTAAAAGTAATTTACCCTCAACAGAGCCAAAAACTTTTTTATAGATGGATATTCTAAACTGAAAGTCGTTATCCATCGTTATTACCTTATCCTGCTTGGAGTTTGGCATCAGCTTTTCCTTTCTCAATAGCGTTTGATACGGCAATTTGTCTTTGTGCAGCAGCATCCTCAGCATCCGTCATATTTTGAGCTTCTTGTTGCTGAAGTGCTGTTATTTGTTCAGGAGAATTGATATAACTCTTCGGAACGCCCATTTTTTCTAGCATAAACGGAATAAGTTTATTCATGTTTACGCACTTAGCCGCATACAATCCTTGAGGATCAAACTGCATCAATAGGCTTAATGCGTTGATTGTGTTTTGTACTTCCGTCATAGATTGTTGATTAGCTAACTGAGTATTTACAACGATTGTGTAGCCAAAGCCGTTAAAATCACGCACGTCAATATCTCTCTTAATATAGCCAAAGTGCTGTAACACTTCCACAATACGCCTAATAAGAGGATACATCAACTCAGTCATAATGCGGCCAAAAGAGTTTGATAGAATAGACTTCAACTCATTAGCACGCTCCGCAATTTCCGTAGCTGTTAAATCACGGCTTGGATCGTTCGGTATAGTGCTATCCATCATGTTACGTTTAATATTCATTTCCATACGTTCGGTTTGGTATGCTTGAATATCGTGAGTTACATTGACAGGTAATTGAGTTATTGTCGGGTTGTTTGTAGCCGTTGACGGTACCATGTTAATTGCACCGGGCTTCAATACAAAGTCGTCAGGATCAAAAGAAGCATCTTGCTGAGCTAAGAAACAAGGTATTGTAAACGCCAAAGCACGCAAAGAATATTCAATAATTCTGTTAAGAGTTTGAACGTCTTTAATACTCTTCAGGCCTAAGCCACGCCCATATACTTCGCCACTGCACTTTGTCCATCTCAAGATAATAAACGGATTAGCAAGATATTCTTTTTCAACAAGGATCTTTTCACCATCTTTGAGAATAACAGTATAACGCCAGATCTTTTCGTCATAGTCGTAGTATGTACTTTCAACTAGATCAAGATCGCCTTTCTTGTCGTCCTTTTCCTCAAACTTTGCAGACGGCCATTGTCTTTTGATTAGTTCGGACTTCATCTTAAACTTACGATATACTTCGCCTACTTCGCCGAATATACCCTCAGCAATAGCAAGCTCCTTAATCGGCACGGATATAAACCGCAACGGATTTTCTTGCGTTCCCTCCAATAATAACAGGCAGGCTGTACCGGCAATCAAGTCATAATAGAACTCAGTCATCACAACGTCAAAGTTTGATGTATTCTTGAATACGTTGCATATCTCAGCAATCTTATCAAGCTCTTTGTTGATGTCGATTACATTGTCTTGACTTTGTTGTTTCATGAAGTAGCCGGCTTCTAATTTGATCCAATCAACTGTTACCGGCGTTAAAATATTCTGCACTCTATCAACAAAGCGATCGGCAACTTGTTCACCGATTGAGCTGTAAATATGATCGTGTACGTCCTCGCCTTGAGTTTTATCCATATCACGGGCAGGCATCATATACTCAAAAACATCCTCGTAGAGGTTGTTCCACTTAGCTTTTTTTTCGTACGCCTTGCCACAATCTTTTATAATTTGCTTTGCTGTTTTCTTCATAGCTTACCCCAATGTGCTTTGTCCAGTTGTTAATCCACGCCCAACAGATGAAGTGCCTGATGTTGAATAGTCGCTGTCAATCCCCATCTGATAACGCTGTTGGGAGAGCAAGTTCTTACGATCGCTTTCAGCTCTTTGCTTTTCAGCGTTAATAGCTGCCTGCTGTTTCTTTTGTTCCTTTTTAGCTTCTATCTCTTGTTTTCTTCCTTGATATATTGAATATCCGGCAGATACTGCTCCGGCGATTGCTGTTACTGCTGCGATTGTACTTGATACTGCTGCCATTAGTTTATCTCCTTTTTAACGGTGTCTGTTTTGTAACCAAATCGGGATAATAGTGATAAAAGTTTGTCATCCCGATAACCTATATTAGAACCAATCGTTACATATTTGCAATTATTTTCTTTTGCAGCTTGCTCCATAATGTCAATAATTTTCTTAAATAGTTTAATATCGCCACGATACTCCGGCCTAATATACATAAATAACTCACTACAAATAGTGTTACCTCTAAAGTCCGGGCAGAACATATAAGCCACAACTCCTCTATCGTCTGATAACTCTTCAATATGAAGTAGTCCGGCCTTTGCAAGCTCAATAACATAATTAACAGTATTGTCTAAGCTATCAAAACAATTCAGTTCTTCTTGTGCAGCCTTGCACCATTTTAAAATCGTCCGTTCCACTCTTTGCTCCTTTTCTGTATGGTTGCACCTTTTATCTTTCGTTCTATAAACGGAATACCACGGAAAGCATCACAATTGCTTACCAATATATCGTTTGCATAATAGCAATGATTATCCCTTACCGTAATATCATATACAGGCTTTTTCTGTTTGATCTTTTCTATTTCTATAATCCGCCCACCGTTTAAGATTAGCTTTTCTAAGCTGTTCTTTATTAGCTTCGCTGCCAATCCAATTATTATTTTTTGCATGCATTTTAAGATGTTCGCCAATAGACATAATACATAGATTAGTAATAGTGTTATTATCTTTATTGCCGTCTTTGTGATGAATTTGATAGCCTTTTGGTATGCTCCCATGATAATATTTCCAAATATATCTGTGCATTGAGCCGTATGTTTTGCTCCACCAATATCCATTTTCTTTTTTATAGAACTTCTTGTCATCAAACTCTTTGTATTCTCTATCCGTTTTATAGTGGTATGCACCCCTTTTGCGTATTTTCCAATTATTTCTTGAGAGGTTTCTAAAATTTCCGTCAATCGGATAAACTTCATTTTTTTGGTTTCCATCGCCGTAAAGTACTCTATGAAGCATTGTTTGCTTTCCGCCAATTTGCGACACATAAAATCCACGTTTAGACCAAAGCCAATATTTAACTCCTTTGTAGAGGATATAACATTTTCCCGACTTTTCGTCTTTGTTTTCAATAAGTTTTTCCATAATTTATTTCTCCTTGTTGCAATGATGTCATCATAACAAAGATTTTCCGCTTTTACAACCCCTCTAATCGTAAATATTTTATGATCTGGTGTAACTTCTATAATTTCCCCATTGTCTAATGTTATCTTTAATGTTTCAGAATACTTTACAAATCCACAATTATCAATATATCCGACTTCTCCATTGCCATAATATACTATATCGTCTTTTGTAATATCTTCTATGTTTTTATAACCTTTTGTTGTGTATATTTTTGTTCCAGCAACTAAACACGCATGAGAGGCCCAATCATGTAAAGGCGTGTTCTTAAAGCATTTTCTGTTTTCGTCATACTCACGGCGATATTGTTTAAGAGCCATAACGCCATCTTTGCAATGCTCCATATCAAACTTACAACGGCTTAAAATACTTCTCACGTTCTGAATATCCGCATACACATCGCTTGTACGAGGTATAACGTCAACGTTTCTTAGGCCTAATTGCATAAGTTGATTTTGTATTGTAAGAGCTTTTTCCGTTGGTGTTAGTTGTCTTTGTACGCCATCGTGCGGTAGATGATGCCCGATGTAATTATAAGGCTTGCCAAGAACGACTGAAGCATAGTGTCCTAAGCTATAAGTATGATTTTCGTAGTAGTCTATAACGTGTATATTGCCATCAATAAACTGAACAAACCAGATCGCCATACTGTCAGACACGCCTAAATCCCAGAACGTATGCACCAGATGGCTGTCATTATATGGCACTTTGCCTTGATTTTCTTTGAACTTATCAAGCATATCTGCATAGTATGCACCATAGATCGCCCCGGCAAAAGAAACATAATACTCTTGTTGTATAATCTCTTCAGGCTTGCCACGCTCACGCTCTTCGTCTAAGTCGGCAGGATCAACAACGCCGGTGTCCTCAATAGTCTTTTTAGAAACATAATACTCAGGCCGCTTTTCAAGAAAATCCCACATCTCTTTAGCATGATTTTCGCCACGAGGTGTAGTATTGAACATCACCCAACCTTTTGTTTCTTTCAGCATCGGCTCAAGAATAAGATCGTATAGGTTAGGCTTTTGAAGTGCTAACTCAGAAACAACGCATCCGGCAATACCAGATCCGGCCAAAGCATCGTAATTGTCGCCGCCAAGAAATGAAATAATTGATCCGGGTTCGTTTGGGTTGTTTGGGTTGCGGAGAATAAGTTTCATTTCCGAATTGTTGCGTTTATATACTAATTGAGGGGGTATCATATCAAGGTATTTAATTCCTTTTGATGTAATACCCTCCCATATAGCTCTACGGACCTGATTTTGTTGAGGTAATAAATACCAATAGTTACCAACTCTTTCAAGGGCCTTTGCTACAATATACTGAAGCGCAAATAAATCTTTGCCGGCTCGTCTATGCCACAACATAAAGCTTTTCTTTGTGTCATGCTCCATCAAATAATCCCAAGCTTCAGCTTGATAAGGTCTTAATGGTAATGTCGGTAACTCTATTCTCATTATCTTATTTCATTTCCTAACAAATCGTGTTCTTTTCCGTTTATAATGATTAATCCTAAAGGATAAGTCTTTATAGTTTTTTTCTTCTTCTTCTTCTTTTTTATTTTTTTCTTCTTAGGCTCTTCAACTTTTTTAACAACAGGCTCTTTATTTTTTCTTTCCTTAACTATTTTCTTTAAATTTAGCTTCCAAAGATAAACGCAGCCGTCATTAAAAGTCATAAATTCTTCGTCTGAGTGAAATTTATTGAACCCACGCTCAACAGAGTTTAGTTTTCTTATCCAATATTCTTCAGCTCTTTTTAAGTTGTTCGTTACTTCTAATACTCTAAAGGTAAAACACGCATCAGGATTTAAGTCAATAAAGCGTTTTATTTTTCCATTAAGATAGATAAAACTATATTTATGGTGTAAATAACGTTTTTTAAAATCCTTTGTTCTCCCTACATAAACTTTATTATTCACATTATTTGATATTTCATATATGCCAGAAGAGTGTTTTAATTCGTCAGGAACATCAAAATAAATATTTATACTAACCATGGCGACACCATTTATTGATTAAGCTCATAATGTTTTTACGCCCCACAATACTATATCTCTTGTATCTCACCTTATCACCATAGCGGTTTATATCATCAATCCATACATCGGCAATCTTAAAACCCATCTCTTTTAGTTCAAATATCCTCGTGCCTAACTGCATAATGCCTAATTCTTTTGCGGCCTCCCATGCAGTTATACCGCCAAACTCTTTACAATATTTCAATATTCTATTGTGTTGATTGCTTAATCTACTCATCATTGACCTCCTTATGTCCTCTAATGATAATCTCAAGCGGAACAGACTTATTGTTGTCATCCTTTTCGTTCTCAAACTGTTGTACAACCTTGTCTACAAAGCCATACTTTGCCTTTAATAAGAATATACCGGCAGGGGCAGAATAACGGCCTGTAAGCGTTCTCGTTACAATACGGCTTTCAATTTCATCCTCAACCTTTTTGAATGCTCGACTTATATCTACGTTTTTCTCGTAGCGTTTCTTCATACGAGCCCACCAATCAAAATATATTCTCTCTCCGCTCAAGAGTTGTTTAATATAACAGATGCTTTCGTCAGACTGGAGCTTGTCATACATCTTGTTGACGTGATGAAGTACCACCTCAGGCAGATAGATAATCGGCTTCGTCTTTGCGTTTGTTTTGCGTTTGACTTTCGTTACTTTCTTTGCCATAACAAGCTCCTTTCAAATTATTGTTGTTTAGCCTTAAATTCTTCAATCCTTGCTCTAAGCTTATCAACACCGATCATAGCTTTGTATTGAATACCGAGAGCATCGGCTTCAGCTTTCAAAGCATCAATTTCAGAAATGTTAGGTTCTTCCTGTTCAGGTTCTTCAGCCGGTTCTCCGTTCTCAGGTTCAGGATCTCCCTCAAGCTGTTCAGGTTCGCCATCTTCAGGCTGTTCAGGATCTGAGTTCTCAGGTTCTTCAGCTTCAAAAAACTTATCGCCAAAGCGTTTACGAAGTTTCTTGTTTAGTTTCTCATCGTCTTTCATTAAGGCGATAAGTTCTTCTTTGTTAATTTTAACCTCAGGATGCTCCATCATCTGGATCAATCCGTAACCATTGTCAAGCAATTCAAGTATTTTTTCATTAATCTTTTTCATCTTCCACCTCTACATATTCAGGAAATTCAGGATCGCCCAAAAGTTCGTTGCGGATTGCATCAATCTTTTCTTGAGCTTCTTTCTGGATTTCATACATTAGTTTAACCTTAGGCATCATAGCATCAAAAGCAGCTTTTGCCAACTCTTTATCTGAGAATACATAAGCACTTTCTTTGTAGGTTGTGCCGTTACCTGTATCAATCCCATAAGTACGATGGCCGTGTTTTGAGATTGTTTCAGCAACAACTACGCCCTCGTAGATATTAGGATCTTTTTCGGATAGTTTTAGATAATATACCTTTTTGCCAAGCATAAATATCTCCCTTACATACCGGGCATATAAAGCCCATAAGTTTCTTTTCTCTTGTTTCAGAGCTTTATATAAGCCTTGCCTTGACATACACAAATAGCGAGCAAAGCCAGACAATTGACTTCGTTTCGCTAACCTCGTATGTAACCGCTTGTTTCTCATATAATAACTCCTTGCGTTGAATATAAACGCTTAGTTTACAGTTGTCAAATAAAAAAAAGCGGGCGCAGTAGTTTTAATTTAACCTGATGTGCCAAAATCTGCGCCCGATGTTGTGCGGTACCGCCATTCGTCCCTAACTTTACGCTGCCTAAAACTTGAACCCTTACGGGCTGGTCGGTTTTAGCATCCGCACAGTGCTTGAAAGGAGGGCAGCTTTAGAGCTTTACTCATCATCTTTGCTCCTTTCTAAAAAAGCTTTTAGTTGCTTTTCCTGTTTGGATAATCTGTCGGCTAAAATTCTGAAATTCTTATTTATTTCTTCAGGATTGTCCAACGCATTAATGTTCTCCATACGCCTGTTACTCATATCTGTTAATCGTAAGGCAAGCATACCATTAACATTTTTTATCATGTCGCTTAGATGATTAAGCAATTCTATAATGGCCTTGTCGCTTAAAAGTTCCACTTGACTATTCCAGAACGTAGTACCAGATATTCCTCCTTCTCTTGAACGAATTTCTACAATGTTGATTTCATTACTCATCTTTTCTCTCCTCATAAAAAGTTACTTCATCTCTGCTGACGGGGCGACAGTTTTTATATGGACTTCTATTTCCCTCATCATCAAACATAACAAATTTGTATTCATCACCTTTTTCTATTTTTCCCAAAGTTCCACATATTGCCCAATTATAGTTGTCATCCCAAAGCCAACAAAGGCATTTGTTCTTGATGATGTAGTCCCAGTCCAGCTCGGGGTCATTGTAAATTTCCCATTTATTGCTTAAGAACCAATCTGAACATCCGTTTAAACTATACGGAAGAGCTTCATTACACTCATCATAAATCTTACCGTTTCTTAAATAAATGTAATGACCTCTATCCCAACTCCACTCTCTAATCTTTGCCCCTTTTCTGAACTCGGGCAGCAGTTCTTCTAAATATGACATTAGTTAATCCTTTCCCCTAACTCAATATCAAAAACGCTTTCCGGGCAATTCAAATCGGTTTTTAAACCTGTCGGTTTGTAAATGATACTTTTCACCTTAAATGTCATACGTTCAGGGTTTTTCCGATACGCTTTCTGAAACTCAACAAAATCAGGAATACCCCTATAAAAATCAATACGTCTGCACCAAAAAAGCGTTGCTTTTCGGTATTCGTGGGTTTTGCGACCGCTTTTTATTTCTTCAAACCAATGGTCGGTAAGAACGAGTTTTAATATTTTCCCTATCATGTTTTAGCTCCTTTATCTTTAAATCAATTATCATTACAAAAATTTTTGAGTCCACTTCCTCAGCTATCTGTTTTAATCTATACAGTTTATTTAGCTTTACCTCTATATCGTGGATGATTAGATCTACATTTAGCATATTACAAACAATATATACCACATTACCATAACCATTACACAAGCTACAAAATCACCAAACTTACGCATCTAATTTACCCTCCAAATACTTAACAGCCATCTCGTGCATTTTCTCTTGAACATTCTCATCAAAGTCCATAGTAAAGTAATCGTATATCTTATCTACTTTCAAATACTCTAATGATTTTCTAATCTTTGCTTGACGTTCTTCCTCCTCATCCCAATCGGATTCACCCCTTGCATATTGAGCTTCAACTCCATAAGGGTTACTGTTCCAATGGTAACTGTCAAGCTCGTCAACTTCAACTACGGTATCGTCAACCCAAGCGTCTATCTCAGGTTTGTACTCGTCAAACAAACATTCTGCTTTACCTTGTATACATCCCTCAAGTGCAGCTTCAACATTAGTGATTTTTTGTTCTTTAATCATATTTTGAAATCTTAACATACAGCTAAGATCATTATTCAATTTTTCTTTTATATCAAACATAACGGCCTCCATTTTTGTTATCTGATATACTATATATACTATTGTTTTTTAATAGTCAATACTTTTTTTAATATTTTTTTATTTTCTTTTTTTTGTGGTTGTTTATATATATTATATATAATTTAAATCTATATATATAGTTAAAAAAATTATACACCACTTATTCACATATTATACACCACTTATACACAGACTTATACACAAGATCGCAGCTCTTCACGTTTCTTCTTAAAAAACTCTTTCTCAGTCATGCCATGAATAATAAGCCACGTCCGATAATCTGTTCTCATCATCTCGTCAAGATAGTTTTGAGTTTTGCAATTTATTTCAAGGTGTATTTTTCCGGCGTGGAGAAGCTGATGCTCCTCCGGCGTTAATGGTGCTATATTCAATAAATCCCATCTTAGCATCTTATTTTTTCGTGAATAAATATGATGGCCGACACATCCCCTTTTACCGCTATACACGGATCTTTGAGTTGCCGCCCACTTCTGCACAAGTGCATCTAATTCATGCTCTATATTAGTTCTCATAATGTACCTCCTATAAAAATTTTATAATTTCCTCTATGCTTTTATCTTTCAATCCCCCCATTTCCAAATCACAGAATAAACCGCAATCTGGTATTTCTAAGTCTGTATGGTTTCCATCTTCAGGATCAAGGTCTTTTAGATATAACTGCTCTCCGTTCTTTTTCAAACAAGTGTGTTTTGTTTCCTGTTCAACCTTAGACACGGCTTCAAATACTTCTGGGAAGTCTTTGCGGATTTTATTCCAGTAGCTTTTTTTATTTCTTTACCATACCATTTTTCGCATTCTTTTATAAACCTATCATTGTCAGTATGGGCTGCCCCTGTTTCAATGTACCATAAGTCAACATTTTCAGAACCATACATATCTATTGCTAACTTGCAAGCAACCGCAGAAGTTACTCCACAACTAAACCAACCTAGATACATCAATAGGCCTCCTTAAAATAAATTTAATTGTTTTTGAGCATCTTCAAGCCTCTTTACTGATGCCTCATAATAATCTTTATCCTTTTCTATACAGATAAACCGCCTTTTGAGATTATGGCAAGCAATAGCTGTTGTGCCACTCCCTGAAAAACAATCTAATACAAGGTCGTTTTCATTGCTGTATTCTGCAACGCATCTTTGAAAAAGTCGCAAAGGCTTTTGGGTTGGGTGGATTGTCCCATCTTTCAGAAGTTCAACTCTGTTCATTCTAAAAATTCTTGTCGGGCTGTCAAATGTTGAATAAGCAAGTTCGCAATCGCTCATTGTCAAGCCGTCTTGCCCTTTATCCCATACAATCCAACCTTTGTGCCCTTGTTCAAGATATTCATTAAAATAATTTGCTCCCCAAACAATCATATTCTTTGAAACTCTTTTCATTTCATCAAATATTTCTTTTGGCGGAATGGATGAATCCCATTCTTTCCGTTGATGCTCTTTTCTATTGTGTTTCGGGTTTTTACACTTGCATTTTTTCTGTCCGTCAATTCCTATTCCATACGGCGGGTCGGTCAACACAAGGTCAACGCACTTGTCGGGTAACTGTTTAAGAATATCCATACAGTCAGCATTGATGATTTTGTTTTCAAACTCTTGCATTATTTTCCTATTACCCCCTCAATACATCTTTTTGCTGAGCCTACACTGCCAAAAGTTTCTCCAACAATGTTATACTTAACGCTATCAAATTCCCATTTACCGCTTTTCATTTTCTGCAAGATACCTACCTTTTCACCATTTTTGATAATCGTGTAGTCCGGTAATTTATCTCTTGTTAATAAATCGTTTTTTTCGTAAGTAATCATCAGTATAAATCCTCCTCAATTTCAAAATCACCCTCTTTGCACTTCTCAATATAAAGTTGATGAAAGTCTAAATCATTATAAGTTACCGGCGGACTATTCTCAAGCCAAGCGCTTCTCATACCATACATATCACGATACTTACAGAATAAATCTTTTGCCGTTTGTATTCTTTTATCTGCTATCTGCCAAAGTTCAGTACATTCACCAAACATTCTGAGCCTTGTATTCGGTATTTTTCTATCAATAAAGAATATACCCGGATTATAACCTTGTATCTCTGATACAAATTTTTTCTGTTCAGGCGTACCAAATACCGGCAATTTATGCTCTATTGCAAACCGGATAGCTTTTTCATAAAATCTAAGCTGAATATATACAGCGTACTTAAAGATATAATCTTGTACATACTCATCTATGTTTTTGAAGTTGTTTTTTTCAAAAGTTTTCAAATCAATAAATCCGCTGAGCCTCAAATAGTCAATTCTACATTTACAAGGGATTCCATCTTCTTCCCAAAATATAGATACTTCAGGATAGCCGTCGGTAAATACGTTTGGAGCGATCCATTGATTAACATACTCAGCGTGAGTGATTAAGTGATTGTACTTTTCAAATGTTATCGGATAACGTCCTTTTGCTTCGTCCTCAAGCCAGTTCTTGTATGCTCGTGATTTTTTATCTTCTGCATATTCAGGTATAACTATATAACGCTCTTCAAAAGCTTTTCTGCCCTCCAAATACAAACAATGGAACATCTTGCCATCCTCAAGACAGTTGGCTTTTTTAGGTTTGTAATTTGGATTATACACAGAGTTAAACCAAAAGTTTGTCGGAGATTGTAGCATCTCCTTTATACCTGTTGATGATAATCCCTCTTGTGCGTGATATTCGTCCTCAGGCATATTAAAATATATTCCGTACATTATGGCCTCCTAAAATTAAAACTGCATATTATATACATAGAATAAAAAAAGATGTCAACTAAAAAATATTAAAAAAAGTATTGACTAATAAAAAATAATAATATATAAAGACAATGTAAACTAATTTTATAGGAGTTGATTATGGATCAAAATTTGATGATTACTCTTGAACCTATGCAGATCGAGAGCTACAAAATTGAAGAACGTGCAAAAGCTATCGTAGTAAACGATGCCGTGTCTTATGATAATACTGTTTTATTCTTAAAAGAGATCGCCCAAAAGAAAAAAGATTTTAAAGCTCAGCGTGATAAATACGTTAAGCCTATGAAAGACAGCATTAAGGCTATTGATGAAAAATTACAAGAGCCTATTAAAACTTTGGAAAAGATGGAAGCGATCGTTCGTGAAACGCTTAATAATTACCTTGCGGAAGTTAATCGTAGAGAGCAAGAACGCCTTGCCTTAGAAAAGAAAAAAGCTGAAGAAGAAGCTTTACGCAAGATGGAAGAACTGGAACATGCAAAATTACAGTCCGGCGAATACGACGAGGTTACTCAGAAAGCAATCGCACGCACAGTAGATCACGAACAAAACAAAATCGTTGAAGCCACCACCAAGCAAGAGAAAATTAATCTCTCCACAAGCGGAGCATCCGTTTCTATGGTGTGGGATTTTGAGATCATTGACAAGGCTCAAATTCCTTTAGAGTTCTTAAAGGTTGATGAAACAGCCATACGCAACGCTATCCGTGCCGGTGAAAGAGAAATTTCAGGCGTTAAGATTTTCCAAAAACCGCAACTTTCTTTACGTTAGGAGTTACCATGAATAAAACAGTAAACAAAAGTATTTCAATCCCTATTGAGCTTTATGAAAAACTGTTGAAGCTTTGCGAAAGCGAGAACCGGGGATTTTCTAACCTTGTAACTATGTTAATTCTGCGAGGGCTTAAAAATGGTAAAAGGTAAACAAATTCAAGATTTTCTTGATGGCAAACCCATGTCAAGAAAAGAATACTACCAAGCCGTTTCTGAGTTCAGAAACGCTATTGACACGCAAGCATCTATTCTGCAACGTAGAGGTTTATGGATACAAAGACTAATTGCAATTATTGCCGTGCTTGTGTCCTTTAACGTGGTGTATTTTTTATTTATTGACAATTAGAAAAACTAAGTATATATTAGGATCGTTCTTATAAAACGACCTCCTACCTAGTTATAGTTAAGAACAGCCCTCATTACTGAGGGCTTTTTTTTCAAGATTTAATTTTAAGGAGGTGCTTTCAGTTATAATATATTTAAATAAATTGTCAATAACTATCTGCTATTTCCGTGATACATCCTCAGCAATTTGTCGTTAAATATTTTCTTGCGGATCGCTTCAGATATACCCTCATTAATTACACATCTAGGTTTAAAATCGGGATAATCCTCACGCAATCCTTTCACAAAATCAATAAACTTTTCTCGTGGAGCATAACTTATTACCGGGCATTTACTAGGGATATAGCTGCCGATAAACTCATCAACGTGAACTATATAAACTTCTTTCATATCTTACCTCTTGACTTTTAATTAAAACATAGTAATATAATCATGTATTTCATACTAATTCTCTAAATAGATAGCCGGCAGCCAAAAGCTACCGGCTTTTATAATGCTCTTTGTAAACCTCAAGGCATTTAGCTAAATCCAATGGAGTTTTTACTGTTTCGTGGCAAGTGATAGGAACTTTCGGACGTTCAACATAAACATACTCAACCCTTGAACAAGATTGAATAAAAAAAATTAACATAAACAAAAAAACAAGTTTGCAACTTTTCACTTTACTTCCTTTTGTTATTGTATATTCTAGAATATATTAATGCAGGACAGAAAAAATGCAAGATTTTTTTATTGGTAAAAAATACGGAAAATGGACGGTTATTCACCAGAAAAAGCTTTAATAACGCCAATAAAAAAAAGATAACATTAATCTTTCCTTACCCGCACAATAATAGGGTCATTATCACTAAAAGTATGATGCCACACATTATCTTTAGCTTTCTTTGCCAGCTCCTCAAGTTCTTCTGCTCGCTTACTGGCTTGTAATATAGTTTCGTTGTTCTCTTCAATAGTTTTCTCCAAATATTCAATATTCCCTTTAAGTGCGTTTTTTTCGGTTTCTAGTGCAGCTATCTCATCTTTAGCATTAGTGTATAGTGTGTAAAAGATATACGCTACCAATCCTAAAAAAACCGATAAATAAGATAAAAACTTAATCATCTTACAACCCCAACAAATAGCAACCCATAAATACTAAGCCACCACAAATAACTTCGGCCATTTGGGTAGCACCTGAAACAAATGGGATATTCTTAGGAAATACCTTTGATTCGTACCACTCCCAACAAAATAGATATATCGGGGATATAGCTAAGCCTATGAGAATATACTTCCAATCAAAGAACATCATCGGGATCATCGGGCAAGTGTACCGCAAGAGCATATAGGTAAAGTCATAACCTAAGCCATAATAGGGATAAAAGCCCTTGTCAGCCATCCAATCGCAGGGGATATGCCACCAGTAGTTATTATAACGCTTTAATGTTGTTTCGTCAGGATATCCCCCACGGCTCAAATCAAAACAAACCCCATGTTGGCGACTCCAAAACTGAAATTGTAGCCAACAACTAACCGCTATCGCAACAAGCCAGTTCTTCCAATCCGTTACATCTGTTACATAGATAGATAAGAAAGCCCCAATCATAGCAACAGTTTGTACGCCACGATTGCCTAAAATCTTATGATCCTCTAATGCTCCGCCGAACCAACGCCTAAGGCATCCACCGATAATAAAATAAAATAACCACATATTAATCTCCTAAAAGGTGAGCGTAAAGAAAGCAAGAAGTAGCGCCGCCAAAACTTTACGCTCATTAATCTATATTCTTAAAAAACAAATGTCTGCCATGCACATAACACGGTACTTTACCAACTGCCCATTTAGGCATCTTACAAGCTTTCGGGTTGTAATAGTGGGTTGCTCCACAAGTAACATCATTGTAAATACCAGAAACAACCTTATGAATTATAGAATATTCTCTTTCTAAATGTTCAGGTTTTAATTTTAACATACAAGCCTTATTTGGATCATCATCGTTCCAACATGAATATTGCCACGGCTTTTTGCACGTTTCTTCAATAGTCTTTCCGGCATACCATTTACCAGAATTAAAACGATTGATAACGGTGCAGCATACCGCCATCATGCCCTCGTCATCTTCTCCCCTAGCTTCTCCCCATAATGTTTGAGCTAGTGCAAAAATATCTTCTTCTTCCATCTATGCCCCCAATAACAAAATACAAGCGTTAAAAAATACAGAAAAACCCCTTGCCACTTGTTCAGAGTGTTCAGGGTATAGTATGCAAGCGGTGCAATATACAACTGCCGCCAATATTGCCAAATATACAGCACAACGTTTTTTACTCATCTTTTCCATATTTATAGTCCAACTATTTTTCTTTGTGAGGATATTCATGTATCACACGGGTTACTTGTCCCTCATGTGCCATACCTTGCCTAATAATCTGGAGTTTTACCAAGTCAAAATTGCTTTTAAGGTCGTTTAATGATGTATCAATCCTTGCCATATATGTAGCGGAGTTTATCTCTAATGCCGCTACTCTGCTCTCCAAACCATCAACCCTTGAGGGTAGTCCTTTCATATCATCAAAAAATACTGCAATAGAACCTACAATAACAACACAAACAACAGCGGTCTTTACTATCATTTCAATAACCGTACTGTTTTTGTTTATTTTTTCCAACAACTTCGCCTCGTTCATCTCACGCCCTAAAATCTGCCCCTATAAAAAGCATAAACTCATCATAGGGGCTTTGTCAATACTATTTACGTTTCTTTCCTCTACACGCCATCTTAAATAGCTCCTTTCGTTCTGATTGTTAATTCAGCCATAGGATACTGAGATGAATCTGTCAAAAGGTAAGCACCATTCTCAGATGTTGTCTCAAATCCCCAACCAATTACATCACCATTTTGTACCTTTGCTTTCATCGTAGGAATAACTGCTTGAGGTTCGTGAGCAACTGTTGGTATAAACTCAACTCTACTGCCTTGTATTTCTTTACCGTTCTGGGTAAGATAGAAATAAACAGGCTCATTAAGTTTATCTGTGTACAGATTAACAACAGCATCTACTTCAATATTTGCATCATCGTAGAAAGTCCAGTCAGTTTGGTTACCATAATCATAGCCTTCCTTTACTTTCCACGGAGTTAAATCCGCAGGAATATTACCTTTCTGCAGCAACCCTACTGGTAATGGTTTTGGTGCATTAGTACCGCTGAAACGATAGCTTTCATAGCCAGATGGTAACGGATTGTATGTCTTAACAATATCGTTTCTCCAGTACATCTGCTTTTCATCTATTGTTTCAAAGCCTTTAATGATGTATTCATAACTCGGGTTGTCCATACTGATAACAAACTTATCAATTTCAATAAGCACAGGGTTTTGAGCTCCCGCCGGAGAAACAATAAAAGCAATATTGTTAGCATCATCAGGAACAACAAACTGTTTAGATGTTGCCACTTTTGTTTGGCTCTCAGCTACAAATTCTTTGTCAACAGATTCCCAATTTGCCTCAAACACATCAGCAGAATTTACACTGTCTGTAATAATCTTTGTTGTGTATTGGTCTGGGTTGCCTGTCCACTTAACCATCTGATAATTAATAGCACCATCAGGCGTACGAGTAGAACATTCAAGCGTAACACTCTTGCCACGCATCAGCTTAGTAATCTCAGCAGGAACAATAAAGCCCCAGTTAAAGAAACATAAGTCAGCATCCGTAGAAGAGAATATCAACTTACCACCAGACACTTCTAAACTCATCTTATATTTGTTATAGAAGTGAGAACCGTCTGCATCTGTTTCGCCTTGCTCAGCTTCGCCAACGCTCTTAGCAATATCAGCATGTAGCAAATAAGCTGCGTTGTAAAGCTCACCAAGGTAGTGTTTGGAGATAAGCAAATGCTCTCCAGTATCCAACTCATATTTTATCAACGCATCAGACACACTATCGCCAGTAAGAGCAACAATAACCAAGCAGCTATTGCCGTCTGTATAATCATTAAGCATAAGCGTTTCTGTTTTCGGGAAATTATCAATAATCTTAGCTTGCAAGTATTGTAAAGCCGTTGCTTTGATAACACCAGAAACACGGAGATTGCCTAACTTATCGCCTTGATTATATGTTTTGTAGACGGATAACGGCTTGCCGTCAATATCAAGAGCAGGTAAACCAGTTGCCTTATCAAACAAAGCAACTTGAATAAACCCACTGGCAGGTGCTTTACCTTTAAAAGATGGTCTAAAGATAACAAGATAAGGTTGTCCACCAGTTACATTCGGGTCTTTGTTATCATATTCTTGAATGCCGTAAGACTTCTCAGCTTTTCTCAAATCCATCACATTTGTGCGAATTGCTGAGATAACATTGTCAAACCAGATAACTCCTCTATGAATAGCATATGAACCTCTGCCTACAACTTCCTCAGGCACAGCCAAACTAGCATACAATGACGGTGGTCTGTTATCGTTATCTTGCACTTCCAAAATAACACCGTTCTTGTCAGGGTCGGTATAGCCTGTAAAACCTCTACCAAACCTGATATTAGCAGCATTGTTTCTATCTGCAGATGGATTAACCTCTACCTCAATATTGATGCCATCTTCAATTTCTAATGATGCAGTATAAACATCCCAAGACTTTTTAGAAACATCCGCAATAAATTCGATAATGCCTTTACTTTGAAGCGTATAAGAACTATTAACACCCTCAATAAACTCGTTATTGGCTGAGCTAATATTTACAGTATCGCTAGACACATTATCTATTTTAACAATCTGTGTTTTAGTTATAGCAGGTAAGATTACATTAACACCAGTAGTAGGACGAATTAAAGAAATGTCAGCATCACTAACAATTAAATCATCAGTACCACTGCTTTCTTTATAATCGTATGTAGTATTTTTAATTACCTTGCCAGATTGTTTAAATAACTCGTATTCTCTACTAACTTTATGTTTGAAGTCATCAAGTGTCATACTAGTTTGAGTAGATTTCTTGTTATCAAAACTAATCTGAGCCTTAGCATCAATATAGTCTTGAAGTGAAGCTACGCCTTGCTGATACGATGCAAATACATTGTCAGAATCAGAAGCATATAGTTTAGCACGAATCGCACTAATCTCGGTATCAGTAGGAGCAGGATTTTCTTTAATCTCAAAATACCGATAAAGAATACCATCTCTTTCTACTCGTCTATCAATTAACTCATTAAAGGTAGCGTTATTTGCTTCACACCATCTTTTAGCGTTATTGAAGTTATCATCATAAGTAGCGTCTGCATACTCTATAATATCGTTGTAATTAAACATATCTTAATTCCCCTTGTAAACTATTTTAACGTAACCTGATGAGCCATTACTTGCGGGTACACCTCCCGCACCATAGCCACTATAAACAGATGCTCCAGGGTTATATTTATTCCCGTTGTTTCCTGCGACCATTAGCGTTCTTGATACTTCTGTTGCGTTTAATGTAGGTATAGAGCCACCTGCTCCGCGACCATCGTTACCCCTGCCACCACCATAAGCAGTTATTAACGAACCTATTGAGGAGTTACCACCATTTGTTCCAGAATCTTTGCCTCCTTGTCCTCCTGCTCCAACAATAATTTGATAACTCCCTTTTGGGATTTTTATTTGTCCTATATATCCTGAACCAGAACCACCGCCAGAAAGGACAAGCACAGATTGCTTATGTCCGCCACCACCGCCAGCAATACAGTAAACCTCGTATATGCCTTCTTCAAGTTCTACGGTGGATGTTCCTGCTGTTGATGATTCATATATAACGGTATCAATAGGATAAGCTAAAGAGGTGTACACAAGCGTATTTCCTCTGTATATCTTACCGATTTTGACACCGCCGTAGTATATATCCTTTATCTTTTGTGAACCTACATATATCGGCATGGCTTACTCCTCAGGGATAAGATAAGTTACATTAGGGTCAGGTTGTGCAGGTAATGTGCTAACCTTTTGGAACTTGTTATTAACCCAAACAGTATTAGCTATTTGCTCGCTGTTATCAGATATAGGAGGAGTAGGAACATTAGTACTAAATGTACCATCAGCACTTGTAGAAATCGATATTTTAGCATCTCGTCCATTTCTACCTGTAGCAAGCATAATTGCTTCCATAGAACCATCTGTACGCTGAGCAACATAGAAGTTACCGAGTTGTTTATCATTTTTATCCCTAATTACAGTTTGTGCATATAAATTTTTATTTGGATTTATATCTCTGTCTATGGAAATATTTTTTAATATTATACCGTTAGAAAGAAATGAATTATTCCCTGTAAACTCATTATCTTCATCAACCTTAGCACATCTGTCAACTTCTCGAGCAAACTCATTGTAATCAACAGCGTGAAAAGCGGTGTTAGGTGTTAGTGAGGTTATGCGACTTGATACTTCTGAAAAGTTACCACAATATAAAAATTGAAAACTGTTTCCTGTTTCAGGATTATACCAAATATTTTTAGCTTCATCATACACAGAATTAGCCGGATACCTTCTCAGTAAAGAACCATTAACTATACCAAAATATCCGTTACTTGTAGTACCTGCCTGTACTGTTAATAGGTTATTTATAGTATATTTAAGATTATTCAAGCTTCCGTCAGTATTTCTACCATTTGGTATCAATCCTTCGACACCCGGCAAAGCAAAGATAGTGCTACCAATATAGCCAAAGCCGTTAAAGACTCGGTCTATTGAGGTGATTACATTATTTGTTATGGTTACAATAGCAACAGGGAAAGAGTGCTCATCTCCACCAGTAACATCACCTCCATATCTTTTTAAAATTTTACTATCTGTATCGTAAATTAAACTAAATGTTTGAGGCTCTATTCCAGAACCAGAAAAACTTTTTAGAACATTCGTACAACTACCACTATAACCAGAAGCAAGGACGGTTGCAAAAAATTGTCCAGAACCTGCCGTTCCAAAAATAGTTGTATCCTTACTGATATTTACAGCAGTTCCATCACCTTTATAAACTTTACTCCCTGCTTTTAACGTCAGCGTTCCATCAGCAAGTTCTAGCTTAATATCTTGAGGGATTTCTGTTAAACAGTTAGTAAGTATTGACTCGTTAAGTGTTCCGGCAGTTGCTGTTTTAGCTTGTTCTGCCCAATACTTAGCACTTCCCTCAGGTCTATCTGTAGTATTACCAATAGCCCAACTTTCAGCAAGGTCTGCGCTATTAGAAGCATTTGTTTCAGAAATCTTCGCATTTGTTTCACTCGCTTTAGCATTAGTTGCACTTGTGCTTGCTTCACTCGCTTTTGTTGTTGCAATACCTGCTTGCGTTGTAGCCGTTGTTGCAGAAGCTTGTGCAGAGTTTTTAGAAGCTAAAGCAGCTGTTTCGCTCGCTTGTGCGTTTGTTTCAGAAACCTTTGCAGCATTTTCACTGTCTTTTGCATTTGCTTCACTCGCACTAGCTGCAAGTTCTGATGCTTTTGCATTAGTTTCGCTTGTTTTTGCAGCGGATGCACTAGCGTCTACTTGAGCCTGCTTTTCACTAGCGTTAGTATTAAACGAGTTTAGCTTGCTTGTATAATTATCATTAAACGCTTGCGTTTTTGTAGCATCATTAGAATTATATGCACTAAGTTTTTGAGCTGCATTAGAATTATATGCACTAAGTTTTTGAGCTGCAT